TAATCAATTAAATGAGTGAACCTAATACATAACCCCCATGTAATCAATTAAATGAGTGAACCTAATACATAACCCCCATGTAATCAATTAAATGAGTGAACCTATGAACAATAATACTACATCCGAAGAATTATCACAATCGCAAATTCAAAAAAATGACGCAAATACTGTAATTCGTGTCGTTCACAATAGGGAAAACCCCTACGTTCTTATAAATAAAACAGCACTTAGAGACAAAAGAATATCGCTAAGAGCCGCCGGTCTTTGGGCAAGATGTCTTTCTTACCCCAATGATTGGAAGTTTTCCATCAAACAACTAGCTAGTGAATGCAAAGAAGGCAAGTGCGCGATATATAGCACCATGAAAGAGCTTATTGAATACGGTTATGTGCTTCGTATCGAATATTATGAAAAAGGGAGTGACGGTAAGTTCATGTCGGGAAGAGGAGGAATTGAATATATCTTCTTCGAATTCCCAGCTACAGAGGAAGAAAAGCAAGAACAAATCGAGAAATTCAAGAAATCTTTCCGTAATTCAGGTTTTGGAAACCCCGGCTGTCGCGTTGCGACAAAGTCGCCACTACTAAGTAATGATAATATACCTACTAGGTTAAAAGAATCAGATAGACTAAATAAAGAAGAAGTGTCCGAACCTTCGGTTCGACTTATCGCCTTTTTTATGCAAAAACTGAAAGAAATCAATCCAAAGATTAGAGAACCAAATATTGTCTCCTGGCAGAAGGAGATGAATCGTATTTTAAACATCGATGGTAGAAGTGAGCAAGAGGTCACCTCTGTGATAAACTATATCATCAAACAGCATGCTAATCCCCGAGGGGAATTCACCTGGTCTAAGGCGGTGATGAGCCCAGAGAAATTGCGTAAGCATTTTGCTTCCATCTGGATGGAGATGAACACTGTTATACCTAGCAGGGAGAAAGAAAAATCAAATAATCAGCAAATACAAAAAATAGAATCCAATAGGAAATGGGCCAGAGAATTTTATAAGAAAATAGACGGAAGATTGCCTATGCATTTACGTCTGATTGTAAGTGATAACCATGTAACTTTAATAAATAAAGATCAACGTATCAACCATAATTTAGGTTACTTAGAAAATGGATTTCAAAGTCTTACAGAGAATTTCTTTCGTAAATTTGGAGGTCTATAATGAAAAAGAATTGTGAAATTAATTATGAGCGAGGTTATTTATGAATCGTTTAGAGATGTCAAAAAACAAAATAAATCGAACTATACACAATCATGAGAAGTTTAATTTTTCTTTCTTCCTAGAGCAGCTTAGAGATGATCTTTCTATTAGCAGAAGAGTGATGGCTGAAGATTTAGGCTTACCTTACATGAAGATATTTTATCTTGAATTGGGAGAGTTTAGGAGATCTATTCCAGTAAAAATTGTCCACGAACTTGCTGATTATTTCGGAGTTCCTAGAGAAATTATGGAAGAGAAGGCTATTGCCTATAGAGGAATTTCAAGAAGGTACAAATGAAAATAGTCATTCCTGGAACACCAATAGCTAAGAAAAGACATAAGTGTGGATGCAGAGGCAATAAACCTTTTGCTTACGATCCCCAACTAAAACAGGAGATGGAAGCTGTGAAATGGGAGATGTTATCTGCTTTTGACAATGCTATAAACAGTAAAAATAAGGAAATCGTTGTAGAGGCATCAAATTTGACCGTGGCTAAGTCTTTTGAAGTGACCTATGATTTCCTATTCCCTGTTAAAAAAAGTGAAACCAAGGTCAAAAGAATGGCTAAATTAGCGGGGTTGCAACCACATAATATAAAACCAGACCTAGATAACCTTGAAAAGTTCTATACTGATTGTGCTACAGGAATATTTTGGACTGACGATTGTCAAATCACCGTTATGAGTTCAAAAAAAAGCTATGATGATAATCCCAGAACAGAGATGGAAATTATTGGAATTAAACCAAGAGATTACAATGATATTAAATAAAACAGTGATTAATAATGTTAAAGATATATTGAAAATATCCCTGCAACAAAATAATGAGCAAATTACAATGTTGACTTGTAATTTCATAATGTCTTTTTTGGAATATTTAGAAATGATCGATTACTCTTTGCCAGCGTTTCCGAAAACTCAAGAAAAAAAAGTCCATAAACAATCTCCTATGAGTCAAGATCATATTTTAATCAAAGATTGGCCTAAAGATGAAAAACATTCTTGGATAGCTTCTACTACCTTAAGAAATATGGTAGCTATTTCTGAAGGTATCAGAAAAATATGTAAAAAATCAGGACAATGTTTCACAGCAAATCCCGAAGAGATGTGGGATTATTTCTGGAAATCTCCAAAAGGAATGCATGATAGGATTAAAAGTAAACAAAAAAAGGTAGCTGATTTATGGAAGAAGGATGCAAAGAATTAATCTCGAGAATCCAATATTTTTATGATTTTTTGTATCAACAACAAAGTCTTTACAAAAATCTCGTTGTTTCAGAAGAAAATCTAGAGATAAAAGAAGAAATTGAAATTTGTCTTGAAGAATATTCCGATCTAACGGGAATCTATAAACTGACTTTCAAAGATTTTATATATACTGGAGATGACTATGAATAGAATGGTTGAAAAAATATATATGTGGTTGACGGCTATAGGATTTATTGTTTCTATGGTTTGGTGTCTGTGTCTGTGTGCCTCTTGTACTATCAATGTAGAACATGTCTCTAATGATGGAACGGCAAGGGATCTATTGGATGAGACACAGGAAATAAAACCAGATATAGAGACAAAAATTCCAATAAATCAACCTTGTGACTAACTAAAGGAGTAATATGAAAATAAGATTTGTGGATATGCATATGGCAGCTCTTGCCAAAATATCTTCGGTCCTTTGTGATATTTTAGAAAAATTACCGGATAATGTGTACCTAGATTGGTTGGATTATCTTGTTCAGATTCAGCACGATATATTGGTTGCTTTAATAAAAGAAGAGCGTTTCGGTAAAAAGGAATTAGAAGATATTTTGAACAAGGTGGATCGAATGGAAATAGAAATAAAACAATTTGATGGAGATTAAGAATGCCTATTAAGAAAGGAAAAAGTAAGAAGACGATTAGTGAAAATATAAAGACTGAAGTAGAAAGCGGAAGGCCTCAAAAACAAGCCGTTGCTATTGCATTAAGCGAAGCAAGGAAATCTGGATCGAAAATACCTAAGAAGGGGAAGTAAATGTTAATGGAAGAGTTTGAAGAGTGGATAGAAGATGAAGAAATAGGAGAACTTATGCCCGAAGACGATAAAGATAATTTCTCTCTTTTTTATCAGCGATATTGTACTGGAAAGATGTTGCCTGAAATTTTATGTGCCATTGCTTATGAAGTATATCATTTGCAAGTTTGTATAGAAGGATTAATAGAAGATCAAAGGCTGTAAGATGAAGAAAGCAAAAGATAAAGCAGAAAGAGCTCTTATTCTAGGAAAGGCTGCTAAAAACTGCAGGAATATAGCAGATGTATTTGAATCACTCGATAGAGAAAGTAGTAAACTTTTAGAAGCTCTTACTACTATTGATGACGAAATAGATAAAGCTATTAACAATCTAAAGTCTGAACAGGGAAATAATTGATGAGTGGTGAGAATCAAGTAGTTAGAGATGATGTAGATGGGTGGGTAGTAATCGCTGACGCATTATGCCGTTTGAGACTTTCTACCGAATATGCTCAAGAGTTTACTAAGAAATTCTCTAAGTATATGACAAAAAAAGAGCAAGCCGAAATGGCAGCATTGAGTTCTAGGTATGATGCAATTTATTATAGAAATTGGGAAAAACTGATCAAAAAAATAAGAGGAATCTAAAGATGGACAAGCAAATAAATAAAGTTAAGAAAGATGTAGAAAAAGATGAAAAAGGAAAAGCAAAAAAAGATATCAATGTTCTTTTGAAAATGGATAAGAAATTCGATAAAGAGATTGATAAATGTCAGAGAATGAAAAAGAAAAAGAAATGAGTCTTCAGTTTTGGGTGAAAGTTTATCGCAAACATAGAAAATGGGAGAATCAGCAAAAGATTCTTTATTTCCTTGTTAACCACTCAAAAAAATGTTAAATAATTATTTTAACATTATAACTTTAGGAACTATATGAGCGAGAAACAAAAGAATCCAGGTGGACGTCCCAAAAAATATACAGATGAGGTCTTATCGGAATTAGCTAAAAGTCTGAGAGAGTGGGTTAAAAATCTTGCTGATAAGAACAAATTTGATATGTTAAAGCGTTGGTGCTTCGATAACGATTTTAATCCTAAATATTTTGCTCGTTATGCCGAAGTTAATGAAGAATTCAAAGAAGCCTATGAATGGGCTAAAGAATGGCAAGAATATATAATTTCTTATGGAGCTTTAAATCAATCTCTTAATGCACGCTTTGCTCAATTCTTTTTAGGATGCAATCATAATTGGAAGACTAAGGAGGCGGGAGACGATAGGTTAGGGGTTTTGGCTAATGATTTTGGAAGATTTCTAGAGTATATGGACTCTCAAAAAAATATTGATCATGAAGATGAAGAATGATAAAGAACTTTTCTTCAAAACAGAAAGAGTTTTTTAATGAATCCAATGCTAGACTTAACATCGCAGTAGGCGCAGTTAGGTCTGGCAAATCTCATATCACAATCCATAGGTTCATGAAAGAACTGTATAGCAGCGGTCCAGAAGGCAAGTACGTAGTTACAGGGAAATCTGAACGGACTTGTATGATGAATATAATAGAGCCTATGCAGGAGTTTACTGGTGGTCTTATTAGGTATAATCGGGGAATGGGGGAATTTACCTTATTTGGTAAAAAAGTCTATGTCGTCGGGGCAAATGATGAACGAGCAGAGGGGAAAATTCGGGGAGCGACATTTGCAGGGGCGCTCGTGGACGAGATTACCATCTTACCACAATCTTACTTTCGTATGCTTTTATCGCGATTATCCATCGACGGTTCCAAGCTCTTTGGTGGTACTAACCCGGATAGTCCGATGCATTGGCTTAAAACAGATTTCATTGATCGCTTTGAGGGTGACGAAAAAGAGCTGAAGCATTTCAGATTTAATTTAGATGATAATCCAGTTCTTACAGAATCTTTCAAGAGTTCTCTAAAGAAAGAATATCAGGGTCTTTGGTATAAAAGATTCATCTTGGGGGATTGGGTACTTGCAGAAGGTGCTATATATGACTTCTTCGATACTTCAATTCACGTGGTAAATAGTCCTCCTACATATGCTAAACATTATTTTCTCGGTATTGATTATGGAACTGCTAATGCTTTTGCAGCTGTCCTTATAGGTTATAACGATGATCATAAACCTACTTTATGGGCTGAAAAAGAATATTATTGGGATTCTAGAGCTATGGGTTATCAGAAAACTAACGCAGAATATGCTTTAGATATTCAAAGGGAATTCGGTGGCTATCCTATACGTCTTATCTATATAGATCCATCGGCTGCGAGCTTTCAGACAGAGTTGCGTCGTTATAAACTACCAGTTAAACAGGCAAATAATGATGTTTTAGATGGCATTCGTTGTGTGGGCACTATGCTTTCTCAAGGAAATTTCGTTATTTGTAAGAACTGTACTAACCTTATAAAAGAGATTGAGGGATATGTTTGGGATGATAAAAGTTCTAGAACTGGAGAAGATAAGCCTATAAAACAAAGAGATCATGCAATAGATGCTATGCGTTATGTATTGTTTTCTCATTTTGGAGGTAAAACCAATCTTAAAGAGACTAAAAGTGAAGATAGTAATTTAAAACGGTGGAATCAAAATCCTATGGGAAATCAGGGATTTGGTCCGAACAGTCATGGGTGGCAACCGTATTAGATTCTATCTCATACCATTCTAGTATTTCTCTTGTGAGGGGATCACATTTTCCCATTCGCAAACCTCCGTTATCATCGGATACTAGAAAAAATCCCATAGGAAACACCATTCCATCCCATCTATTCATCGTTTACCTAATCCACTGCTCGTTTTTTTTAGTATTCTAGGACACCACGAATAAACGCCATGCTCTCCTTTTCCATCATACAGCCACTCAGATGAATTATCTTTCATCTTTCCCATGTAGACCATTTCTTTGACAACGAGCGTTCTTACGCGTTGTCCCTTCTCTGGTAATTGCTCTTTAACATCTACCCATTGCTCATCCATTTTCTTCTCTTATTTTTTCGTTTAATGTCTGAAGAATCCAAGCTGTTCTACTTGGCAACATTTTCTCTTCTATAAGACTATCGATATCTAATACCATTTCTATGGGGATACGCAAGCAAATAGTAGTCCATTTTTTATTTTTATCCCTACTTTCGTCTCCACCTTTTTCTATTATCTTTTTTCTCTGTACGTCTATTTCTCTTCTTATGACTACCATATATCTTGCCTATATATTTAATATATATTCCGCATATAGAATATATATATTATTGATGTATTATACTGTATATTGCTAAGAGTTCATCCTTGGCTTTTAGATCTTTGTCTAATTCCCATATTCCTAATCCCATAGAGGCTGCATTAGCAAAAGATTTTCTATATCCTAAAAAAGTAGTCGCACATTTAAAATCTGGAATCTCTTCTAGAATCTTTAAAGCTTCTTCGTTATCTATACCTTTAGGATCTGCTTGATTTATACAAACGATCACTTTCAGATCAGGATTAATAGTTTTAATTTCTTGAACGATGTCTAAAACTTTGCCTACAGTCCAGATATCAAAAGATCTGGGTTTGAAAGGAATTACATAACAGTCGGCAATTGTTAATGCTGATCGTTGACTTACTGTATCTCTTCCCCCTGTGTCTATGAAGATATCTTCATAGTCATCTTTAATTTTTAATATTTGTTGATAGAGATTTTTCCCCAAAAGAGAAATAGTAGGAAAACTAGCATGAAATTTTCTATCTGATTTTCCGTGGTAAGATTCTCGTTGGTCTGCCCAATCTGAGGCCGATCCTTGATCATCTGCATCTACTAGGAGCGTTTTTCTTTTTAGGTGAACGTTAAGAACTGCTAGATTAGTGGCTAGAGTTGTTTTACCTGTTCCCCCTTTAATACCGCCAATGACTATAATCATATATCCTCTATATATTTTCTATATAAAGGATATATGTAATATATATAGGTAATATATGTCAACTATATATTGTATTTTGTTTCTATTCAAAATTAAATGGAAAATGATCCTCAACCCATTTTTCTATAAATTCTCTAAGTTGTTTGTACGAAGGATTTCCTGTGACTAATTCTTCTTCCACACAATCTCCTATAAAGTCCATGAACATTTGTTCTGTACGTTTCCTGTAAAAATCATCAATATCTTCTTCACTCATAATATCACTCTAATTGGTTTATTTACAGGTTCATACAGTTCATTCATGATAGAGGCATTAACACAATTTATTATCCTATTGTCTCTACCATATCCTTCGTGAATATGTCCAAAAACATGAAGTTTGACATGAATTTTAGAGACAGAATTCCATGCAAGAGATATACTGCCTGCGTGTTCCCTTTTTTCTTTACCTTCTTCTACATAAATGACTTCGTCCAGGATTCCATAAGGAGGGCAATGTGTGACTAAAATATCTATATCTCTAGGTATTAGTTCCCATTTTTTACCTAACTCTTTATCTGTATCACAAGTGAATGCACTATAATCTGGATTGATATCTATGAAAGTTTTAATCCATGGAGAACCCCAAATCTTTAGGCCTTCAAATTCTATTCCCGAATCACAGAGATATACTTTTTCATTATCAGTATGAAACATGCCAGAAGTTTCCCCGATTCCTTTGGTAAAATTTTCGAGTAAATTATCATGATTGCCAGCTATGAATATTTTTTTCTTGTAAGATTGTTTGTCTAGCCATTGAAAAAATTTATCGAATTCTTTTTGTGTGTCATTAGCCGTCAAATCTCCGGCAATAAGAAGAAGATCGCCACCTTTGAGTTTTGGATAAAATCCATGTGGGTCAGATATACAGTCGATTATCATATTTAACCTTTCCAAATAGTGTCTGCCATAGGATCATTTACTTCCCAAAGCTGAAAGCAGTTATTACATAAGTTCACATATTGATCTGGAGGAGGCAAGATCATAGCTACATAAATATCTTTCGGTAGATATTTGTATCGTGCTTCTTTGATTACATCCCATGTAGGATAATGATCGGGATGACTAATACTCAAATGCCATCTTCCTAGATCTTTACTGATTATTATTACATATTTGCCTACCCTGTGGTATTTAAAATCTTGTTCATTAACGAGTTGTTCGCATAGATTTCTTCCATGTTCATGAAGCGTATGCATATCTATCCCCTTATGGTTAAATTTTAATTATTTCACACTTTATGATACTTTTTCACGGTTTACAAAAAGTGTGCGCTTGTTATTCACAACTTCGATGGCGCACGCACCGTCATAAGACTAAAAGTGGAGCATGGTGGCTACGTACATACCTCTTAGTCTGATAATTGTTATTATGTTTCATATTGATTGACATTAAGTCACTAATTTAGTATGATTTAAGTATAAGAATTGTATTTTCAAATCTTAAATGACTTCTCAACCTATCTAAAACGCTCCGAATTTTTATATATTTTGTCCTGAAAGTCTGGCATACTTGAGTTGAAAAAAAAATTCAACGAAAAAGTTTATAAAATTCAAGGATAGTAAATGGGGAAGAAATCTTTGGAAGAAGTGAAAAAATTGACGATGGAGGATGAATCTCTTTCTTCAGAACAAATTAAAGAATTGATGCACGAAGTGTCAAATTTTCTTAAAAAAAAAACAACATCTTTATCTACATGCTTAGATGTCATCGGCAATCTATTAATTGCTTATTGTAGATATGGAAATTTTTCGATAGATGAATTTAAATCATTCCTTAAGGGAATAGAAGAATCCTACCAAATGTTCTTACAACAGAAAAGAAAGGAATAAGAAATGATAGAACATGATGTGGGATTGATTATAGCAATTGTTGGAAGTGGAATAGCGATTGTTGGAACAGTCATTGCTATGATGTTTTGGTCTAGACAAGAAGCGAATAGCTTAAGAGCAGAAGCGAAAGAAGATAGAAAAGATTTAATCTATTTGTGCAGAGAAATTCAAGAAGAGGGACGAAATTTTAGAGAAGTTGTTCAGTTAGAGATGAAAGATTTTCATCACAGACTATTAGAAATTGAAAGGAACAGAAAATAGGAGAATAGTAAATGGAAATTGACTGGAATGTCGTTTTATCAGCCTTAGGAATAGTAATTACTCTGGGAGGAATGATCATAGGAACTTATGTGTCTTTATCCAAGAAGATTCAGGGTATAGATAATCGCTTATCTAAATTAGAAGGAGCATTCGAGGAACGAGGACGGTGGGAAGCTCAATTTAAGGTTAAACAGAAAACTAAAGAGAAATAAAATGGAATGGACACAGTTTGCAATATTTTTTATAGGCGTTTTCGGTTTATTTATTTGGAATAGAACGGAAGCCCGTGCTGATATTCGTCATATGGATAACAAATTAGATGCTTCGAGAGATTTAATAAGGTCTATTCATGATGAAATAAAGGACTTTCATTATCGTTTGATTGAAATTGAGAAAACAAGGAAATAGGAGAGAGAGAATGGAATGGACACAGTTTATAATAATGTTTGTAACAATACTTGGATTATTCTTTTGGCAAAGAACAGAATCTAGGAACGATAATCGTGAATTAAGAAATTCTATGGAAACTCAGTTATCTGCTATTCATCAAGAAATGAAGGATTTCCATGGAAGATTAGAAAGGCAGGATGCTGAATTCAAAGCTCATCTCATGTATGTACACGCAGATGGGAAAATATCAGAAAAATAGGAGAGATAAAATGTTGAATGTTATTTTTTGGGCTTTGATTATTTTAACTTTTTTTAATGGAATCTATTGGAGTATTTCTCATGAAAAAGCAAAATAAACAAAATATTAATTATGAAAAAATATCAGCATATTTTGCTGGTTTAGCTCTGATAATTACTCTTTGGACTTTTATACATCAAATTCAAAGAGACATTACAGATGTTAGAGAAAGAGTCGCTAGACTCGAAGTTAAAATAGAAAAATAGGAGAGATAAAATGTTTACACTAGCAATTTTAGTCTTTGTAACGATGCCATTGTATTGTTTTTATAATTGGTGTTATGAAGTTAGACAGGATAAGAAACATAAAGATCGCCATCACTGGGATTATTGATTTTCTTCAAACTCTTCTTGTAGTTTCTTAAGATTCTCTCTGGCTACCACTACATTTTCTTCTAAAGAAGCTTTCACTATATTCTTGTAATATTTTCTCAAGGTAGGACTCTTAAATATTCGTGCAGTCAATTCCGCTGCGGGAAGCGCTCCAGCTCCAGCTCCTAATATCTGTAAACTTCCAGGTAAACCAACTGCTTGTTCTATACCAAATAAAGCAAGCGCTCCAGTAGATCCCAAAGATGCTTTTTTCTTTTTAAGCCAATTTCTCACTCGTTGACTCTGGGCAATTGCTCCGTGTACTTCATTAGCTGGTCTATAGAAAGCTTCCCATTCAGGATTTTGTTTTCCATATAAAGTAAGGGAATCGTCGACTGCTTTGCCAACTTGTTCAAGATTACGTTTAGCAGATTTTATTCCTGGTTTATTCCCTTCTAGTGTTTTGTAAATACCTGCTAGGGACTCATTAATTTTTTTCTTAGCAGACTGTAGAAAATCAACAGGAATTTGAGCTCCTTGCATCCCTTGTTTTAGATCGGAAATCTTTTCTAAAGCAGGTCTATCCGATGCAGCAATTCCTCCTTTTTTTAATTGTTTTTCTAAAGTATCTAACGTAGATCCTAAAGAATGAGATGAAACTGTTGCATCTTCTGGAAGAGCTTTTCTTGCTTTATTGTATAGATCATCTCTAAGTTTATTTGCTCCTTTTGGATTGAAAAGAGAACCTGCTAAAAATGTTCCAAGTTTTGTAAAAGTTTTTTGTTTTTCTGAACCGCCCATTCTTCCTACTACATCAGATGCAATATTTCCACCCAAGGCTGTTAGAGCAGGTTTAAGGAGTTTTAGTTGATGTCCAGGTAATGGTAAAGCCAGAGCTGCAAAGTCAGAAGTCAGCTGGTCCGCTTTTTCTTCCCACTTATTTTTAGGCTCTAATTTTTCTCCCCATAAATATTTTGTCACATTTTCTCTGATTTGCTCTGAAGAAGGAAGTAATTTATAAGGGGAATATTTTTTTTGTAGATCAATAAGATTTTTTGCGCCTTTTCCAAGACCAATTTTTTCAGCGCCTTTTATAAGTGCCTTTTCAGGAATAATACTTTCTAAGAATTCGCTAGCAGCTCTAGGCGCTCCTAAAATTGTCTCCGCAGCACGAGCACCTGTGCGAGTAATTTGTCTATTAATATTTTCTAGAGTATTTTCTTTCTCTTCGGGTTTTTTCAAAAATTGATAAATTTCCTGAGGTTCATATCCCTGTTCTATAGCTTGTTGATATTTATCAGAAAAATTTGGATCTTTTTGAGAAAAATAGTCGTTGATTTCTTCGTCTGTGTATCCTGATTGTTTAGCTATATCGTAGGGAGTGCTCATCCAAAGATCTCCTTAAGAGATTTTTTCTTAGATTTTTCTTTATTTGTCTTTCCAGATTCAAAATCATCTAATTCTTCATCTATTTCATCAGCTTCTTGAAGCATTTTTCCTATGCGTTTTTCTGTTACATCTTCTACGATTCGATCCGCATCTTCAGGGGTAATTTTTCCTAATCCATTTTTTCGATAGACCTCTTGAAGAGTTTGATCTCTTATGCGATCCACTTCAGCAATGTTTTTCATTCTTTTTATTATTAATTCACGCCCTTTTTCTGAATTGATAGCCGTGGGCAGCCTTTTCAAGAATCTATCTAATTCAAAGTTGGTAACACGAGCCCCGTATGAATCTTTGGCTTGTGTAGTGAAATCATTGACAATTTTGACGTATTCTTCAACTTCTGCAGGAACCAGTTGTAAAGTTTGGGCTAATGGACGAATGTTTCCTTCTTTATCGAAAAAAAATCTAGATAATCCAGAAGGCAATTTTGGACTCAATTTTTTTAAATCATTTAGGGATCTGAGAGATTTATCTGTGGCACGCTTACTTTTAATGCTGTCCTGATATATTTCATCGTTGTATCCTCGGAGTTCTTTTTGATAATCGAAAAGAGCTTTACCACTACGTCCTTCTGTGTCTAATTTATACTCAGGAATATCGCTCAGTTGTTCACTTTCCTCTTCTTCAGAAGGAGTAGCTGGTTGAAAAATACCTCGTGAAGTTTTAGAGGGAGCTCCTTTAGCAAATGATTTCTCTGTTAAAGGATTTTCGGCTCTCATTTCTTCAGTATCGGGCAATTCAAAATCTTCTGGATTGTTGATTATTTGCTCTAAAAGGATTTGTTTAGAATCTACACCTTTGAGTTTACCATCTAAAAGTTTTGTAAATAATTTAGTTTTGCCTCCTCCAGTTAAGAGAGGATATAATTCAGCGGCTTCAGGGCCAAATTGACGTGAAATTACATCTAGTTTTTTTTGCTCTGCTAAATTTTGTGCTTCCGTTTTTCTTTTCTGTTTTTGTTCACCGAATAACGATTCTCTAATCCTTGGATTTTCTATTTCCTTAGGAATATCATATCCTAATTTTTTAAGGGCTGTATGTTCATCGGAAAATTGTTTGTCACCTCTTTTTCTTTGCATAAATTGCGAAAGCGCGTCCGGAAGAGTTGAAATTCCCTTATTGAACTGTGATAATGCGTCATTAGATTCTAAAATTTGTACCATATAGCCTCAAAAAAGAGATAAAAGTGAAGGTAAAATCTTGCTTAAAATATCTCCAAAGCCAGTTTTCTTTTGAAGAATAGTATCATAAGGTTTTTGGCCTAAAAGATTTTGAGAGAGACCAAGCAAACGCTCTATAGCACTTTGTTGTATTCCTAATCTTTTGCTAGCTAGATTTTCTGCAAGTTCTTGTCCGGCTCCTGCTGTTGCATTTTGAAATGCAGAGGAATCTAAAGCTCCTAATCCGGCAAAACGTGTTCCTAATTGTCCCAAAGTCTTTTGGAATGCACTATAGGCAGGTGCTTCTGCCTTTTCAAAAGCTCCTTCTTCTCCTCCTGCTAATTGAGAAAGAAAATCTAGTCCTCCCCCTAATCCGCCTTGAACGCCTCCTAAGAGTTTTGCAAATAATTGCATTTGCTCAGGAGTAAAATTGGGGACATTTCTAGTTTTATATCCTGAGATATTTGCTTGGGGAGCACTTACACCAGTGGGAGATGAAAAAGTCATAGAGACCTCAAAGTTAATCTTTCCATGTTTTATTATTTAAGATTTGACATAGATTGGAAAGACCTATGCCGAACTTTCTTGCAATCTCAATTCTACAAACATTATTTGAATTCATCAATCTAATTTCTGGTTTTCTTTATATTTTCCCAAACCCATATTTTCTCCTAATTTTCTAAGTGTATTATACTTAGTTGAGGAGATACTCTAAAGTAATAGTTCCTGAGAGGATATTATTATTACCAGCACCATTGGTTATAGTGATGATAGTGTCATTTGCATAAACACTTATCTGTTGATTTATATTTGCAGTAGAGACAAATGGAATAGGTTCATATTTGGCATTTACAATTACAGAGGCATCTGTGACGCAACTTCCGTTCCAGATGACAAATTGAGTTATTCCTGTAATTCCATGGGTGATAGTTATATTGGCGCCTGCAGCTATTGCTCCAAAAGAAAATAATTGTCTGAATGATTGTCTATACTGGATGGCATTTGCTGGATTAATATTTTGGTTTGTGAAGTATTTATTGCCTGTAGCTATCTGAATTGTATTGTAGATTCCAATAGTACGAGTATTAACTGATTGTGCAATATCTGTATAAGATTTAGAGAGAGTATTTTGAAGTTGAGAGGTATCTTCAGTAGGAAAGTTCTGTGTAGTAGGGAGATAGGGAACTTGTATAGAAGGGGCATTAGTTGTCATGATAATGTAGGCCCTGGGTAAAGATCTAAAACAATAGCGTAGATTTTGATCTCTTGAGTATTGATAACAGAGTCATACATCTGGCTATCATTTAGAGTAAATCCTAGCTGAATAGTATCCCCATTAAAACTGTTACTCTGTCTATGCCATATCTGACCTTGTCCCTCTTCATAAGGAGGAATGCTTGAAGAATATAAACTGGGTTCAGCCTTAGTGAGAACAGTATTTTGATAGACCAGATAAGGATTTACTGTAGGATCATTACTAGCAATATCTTCATTTTGACTAGAATAGACATTTAGAGTTATTTGCCCTTGCGCCGTAGTTTCGAGTAGAAATCTTTGCAGCCCAATACGAATTTGGCGACCACCTTTCCAGAATAGAGGAAATTGCTTAGTTTGTATAAAAGGAATACTATACCGAATATAAACACCACCGCCCAGATAACTGCCAGAAATAGTAATAGGAACAGCAGGATTAGGAATAATCGTAAAATTATTTGCATCCATTGGGATAATTTTAAAAATAGTTGCATTGACTCCTGTTACTCCTATAGCGCCGTTTATTTGTATAAAATCTCCTATATTTAGACAATGATTGGGAGAAGTTACGACTGTTCCAACTATATTGGTGATATACTGAGAACTGGCTTCTTCGGTTCCTAGTCCTTTTATCATCACAAATCCATCTTGATTGCCTCCGACAATATCGGGGAAAAAGGCTTCATCGGCTCCAAAATCCCATGGATCATCCCAGTCTGCCCATGTTCTATAGATAGAGCCTATATTTGCCCATGTTCTGAAGGTAGTGCGTCTAAAAGTGCCGTAGTGGGTGAAATTCTCATCAAAAGTAGCCCAATTATTATCTCTATAGTTATATAGGAGGGTTTGACTATTAAAAGTATTTTGAGGCCTATTTCCGGGGCAATAAGTAAAATAGATCCATTCGTTTCTATAATCGCGAATAGAAGTGACACGATTACTATTATTATTGGCTATAGATACATTGAAGACTTGATCTAAGATCTGTAAATCTATTCTTTGACAACTGGTTTGAGTAGTCATTGTAATACCATTGGTCCCCATACTTAAAACACCTGTATCTAATATGACCGATGAGAAAGTATTTTGAGCGCCAAATTCGGAATTTATAGTTTGGAAGATAAACGGAAGAGTATCATCGAAGGTATAGACAAGTCTCAATTGTTTAGTTTCTAGAGAATAGATAAGTACATCTTCATTTTCTGATACAGCTACTATAGATTGATCATAAGGACAAGTTAAAAATCCTCCTTTGCCTACCTGGTTCTGATACCATGCTGTAGGATCTGGGGATTGAGTGGCTATAACAAATGGAAGAGGATTGGAATAGTAGGGAGTTCCTACCTGAGAATAGACAATTCTATTGGGGTAATATTGAATCACCGGGAAAATAGCAGAATTTGTGAGAAAAACTCCTGAGAAGACAAGTCTATTCTTGAAAGGGGTTATGATATCCGCCCCGACTAAATAAAAAGGATTTGGATTTAGAATAGCATCGAAAGCGTTCAAGGGAGGAGCAAAATTGACCCATCCAAAATTTGCACTTGCAGTAGGATCTCCATCATACCATCGAATCCCATCTCCGGTGCTTGTCCCACCTCCGAAGGCAGTAAGTGTTTCAAAAAGACCACTATTATTTATAATTTTTCCCGCTGTATTTATAGCTACAGTAAAAGTGGTTGCATTTACAAAAGTTATAACTTTGGATTGGTTGTTAAGTAATCCTGCGTCAGCTCCAGTAATCTCATTAAAAAATACAAAATCTCCTGTTATGAGTCCATGAGCGGTAGCGGTAGTTATAGTTGTAGTGGCTCCTACTGCAATAGTTTGAATAAATTGAAAGTGCCATCCAGGTTTAGCGTTTGTTACCCAAAGACATCCTGTATTTTGGTTATTATTGGATATTGTATTGGTACCTAAATAGTTAGTGGAATAGAACTGCTGATAGTTAGTGCCGGACCAAGTAAAAGGAGTTCCTGTAGTTTTATAGAATGTTGTGTCGTAAAATACATTCGTTCCCTGATTGAATTCATAGGAGTATAGTGTATCAAGAGCCACGGGAATAGGTTGATTGACAAGACCTATATCAAAATCTTCGAATCCCATCACTGGGAGTCCAGGATAGTAAGAAAAAGTTATAGTTATTGCAGTAGTCCCAGGTGCTCCGGTGATTGTCAAGGCACCAGTAGCATAATTAATAGTTCCTACACCTCCAGTAGATCCAGAAAGCGTCCCATCGGGAATTGCAGGTTCTGTGAATATATCAGCGCCTATAGTTATAGTAATGGTTCCTAAAGCGATAGAAGCGTTAGGCTGAGAAGCATTTAACCCAAGTATAGTAAAAATATTTCCTGAAAAGGCTCCTCCTCCGTTAGTACTTCCTAAGGATTGAGCTGTTAATGTCCTTTCTAATCTTCCTAGTAAAGAAGTACCTCTTTTGCGTGCAATCTGTTCTCTCCAGATATATGCATTATTTAATACAGGAAATGCATCATTATTTATAAGAAATGGCTTCCTATCTGTTTCAAAACCTGTTTTAAAATTAGCTATAACCAGATGATCAACGCTCATTATGTCTCCAGTACGATGGCTGTAAATTTAAAGGGATTAACAAGGGCGCCAATAGTGGTAATTGTTATGGTAAAATTACTACTAGAAATTATTGCATACCCAGTTTTCTGAAAAGTAGCAACGTTGGCTGTTTCATCAAAAAAAGCTAAAACTCCATAGGTAGTAGTCCTACATGCATTGGTGAGGGTAAAATTCCATAAATTTGTTCCTGTCTGTACGATAGGATTATTTATATTAAAAGAATCTGAGGGAGTAATATTCCCTCCGGCTCCCAAGGTAGTGAAAGAGGCATAGGCTTTTATGGGAGCCAAGGGAAACTCTGTAGTGGCTAGAGCGATATTATCTCTTGTATAATAGGGCATCGTAACACCAGAAACGGTTTTACCGTAAATGAGAACTTGATTTATCGCTGCCTGTTTAACTGCTGCTATCGCACCACTTTGATCTAGTAAGGTTACTCTTTCATGTTTTCCGTTTCCTGAAGAAGCAGTAAAAAGTACATGGTCACCACTAGCACCTGTTGCAAGATTAGTTCCAAATTGGGTATTTAATTGCTGAAAATTAGCTGAAATTAAAGGTTGCGATTGGCTTGGATTATCTGCAGCTTGAGGAATATTTGGACTATATGTCATTTTTTACCCTCTCTTTGATCATGTCTTTTTTTAAGTCCTGGATATTTAGAATAGACTTTCTTTTTTATTGCTTCTGGATGGGAAGAATAATGAGCTCTAGATAAAGCATTTTTAGCATGCGCTTCGTCATTAATAGGGAATGTACCTTTTGGACCTGCGAATGCTTTTTTAGGCAATGTTTTATATTTTCCAGCACTTCCCATACCCGGTTTTGCGCGGATCTTAGAGATTTCTCCTCTAGGAAGGGATTTGCCTTTATATAAAATAGTCTTGGGTTTTTCTTTCATTTTTTACCTACGGAGCAATGTTTACAAAATAAGGGACATAAGCGAGTGTTCCATTTACATAAATTTCTATAAATCCTGTATTGTTTCCTGGATTTGCTGTGGTAGATTTTACAGATAAAGTTCCGGTACTTAGAGAGGTATTTGTAGTAGGATTAAAAGTAGTACCAGCAAGTGTTAGTGTACCTGCAATCGCAGCGTTAGAGGTCCATACGATATTGTTAAGACTTAATATTCCAGCTCCAGCTCCGGAAATAGAAGGATTATTGGAACTGGTGATTGTAACATTATTTAGTGTAACAGCCCCTGAAGAAGATTGGATAAGGGCAGCTGATGCTCCTGAATTTATACTATCCCCTACAAAAACTGCTGTGGCGTTATTGGAAATGGTAATAGGATTAGAATAATTGGAATTGTAAGAGGTATAAGTACATCCTGTGACCAGATTGATAGGACATGTGATATTGCTATTTTGAACAAGTGTTATTCCGCTTACTGTTAAGGGAGCTCCTGTTGCGGTACCAAAAAAAGGACAATCTAGAATTTGAACAGGTACACCACCCGTATTAAAAATTCCTCCGCTATTATTTGTAGGACCACTTTCGTTATGATTTTCTATACGAATAACACCAGCGTTTGTCCAATTGGGAATATTAAGTAAATATCCTCCTGCGAAACTTTGAGGAACTGAATTACAATTTCTTAGAATAATTTCTGTTGTACCAGCGGCAGTACTGGTGATGATATCAGCACTATTGGAAGTTAAATTGATATCTTCAAATAATAGTCTTCCAGTGGTATTTGGAGTAATGGTTCCTGTTATGGTGACTCCATCAATACTACTTCTGGCATTTAAAGCAGTTGATCTTAGGTGAATATTGCATGGAAAAGTAAAACCAGTAAAATCTAGATTCTCTACATAAAATCCAGGTTGGATGTAAATAGGATGAGGACCAAATTGAGTAAAAGGACCAGCATTTTTAAAGTAGTTGATAGCTGATTGAATAGTTTGAAATCCTGCGAAGCCTACTGGTCCAACAACTGTTGGAGTAATAGGAAAAAGTCCCGTAGGGGTAGAAGGAATTCCTGACCAATTACCTGATCCAAAATATTGAAAAAATAGATTAGAGGAAACATTTTGCCAAACTTGTCCAGGTTGATAGACACTTCCACTTGGACTAACAATATCAGAGGAAGTTGGATTTCTATTAGAAATTATACCTGGACTTGGAACTGTTGTTTGTCCCGATCCGCCAATTTCATATGCTTGAATAGACATTCTTCACCTAATATTGAGTGTAAATAAATTGGTTTGCTGATATCTGTGAACTAAATATAGTAGGTGTCCTTTGGGTGGAATTTTGTCTAGAAGTTCGCCTTAAGACTAGATTCTCTTGTTCTCTGAACAATTGTTCGTAAAAAGCAAATTGATCGTAGTCACCAGTATCTGAGAGAATTTTTCTCGCAGCACCTCTAGCAAGATATTCTGACATGTAAGCAAAAGGAACTGAGGCTTGGGTATTAAAAAACACTGTAGGACTGATATAGGCATCTACTTGTATTTTATAAGCTCTATCGGGTACAGGATAGAGCTTGAATATATTGTTGAAAAATAGACAAATTCTAGGAAATCCAGCGCTAAAAGGGGATGTTTGTGTCTCTATATTATTCCCAAAAGGCACAGGAGAGTTAAAAGTAAATGTCGCTGTGCCTTTAATATAGTCTACAGTACCAGAGCCTCCAGCATTAGGAGGGGATCCAGTGAGTTGAGGTCCAGTAATATTTTGGAAAGTAGAATCAGTTTGAATAAGAATTCCAAGTCCTGAGGAAGTGGTATATCCACTGTCCACAATATATTGTTGATTTCCTGCAGAATCTAAAGCAGTAATGAAGACGTAAGGAAGAAGATTTCCTAGGTCATCTATGAAACCTCTTAATACGGGATTTCTACCAAAATTTACTATATAAGGACCAGTTCCTCCATTACCTTGTATGGGTCTTTCATTGAGAACAAGTTCAGGGAATATTTTATAAAACTGATCATTAGATTGGTACCAGCCCATTTCAACTCCGTCGCAGTAGATAGGCTGTTTGAACATTTGATAGACGGGGGTCAATGTCTGGGGTTGTCTTGCTGTGCTTGGAGGATTTCCTATAAATGGAGGGGGTGGAGGAATAGTAGCGCCTGGAAAAACAGGTGTGAGCGCTTGAGTGAAGGGAGCCTGATATTCAAAAATATTGGGAATAGTCTCAAAGGTATATTGGCGTTTCATCTCGAAAAGTTGAATGCGCTCTGGCATATCATAGGAGTAAAATCTATTGAGATAATCAGCAATGACTGCATCACTAATAGACTGGGTGGAAGGACTTTTTAAAAGCCTTCGCACCCAAAGAATGACATCAGATAAAATTCCTCCGGTGACTTGAGGTAGGGGAGTACTCATGAAAAGACCCCTATTGCTCTGAATTTACCCCTGTAATGTGTGCCGGATGGACGAAACCAGCGCATAGCTTCCACTTCATGGGCTGCCATAGGTCTAGGATCACTAGTCCCTTCTAGACGCTCAAAGCTATGGTATTTTTGGCATTCTTCTAGATGTTTAGCAATCATTCTGGGAATGTACACAGGACGATTACAAGGAATACTCCATAGGCAATCTGGATCTCCTGGAAATTCAGAATACCAGAATTCTACTGGTTCTCCGTTGACTACATAGTTTTCATAGATTCCTTTGACATATTCCCAGCCTCTTTCATGATCTTTTTTTAATTTATCTGGTAATTTACCAAAGGCTTGAAGTCTTCTTTTAGGTTCTATGTAAGGGATGCCTTCGGCTTCGGCTTTTTGCTTCATGCTGAAAGTCAATTCTTTTTCTTCTGGTTTGGGAGCTATTTCATTAATTTTATCCACGGTCATTTGGGATATTTCGTGGCCCATTTCAGCCACATTTTTAACAAGATTTTCTGTTTCTTTTTTCATTTTTGCCTCTTAAGTTGGTACGTGATTTTGAAAAGATCCTGGTACAGTTTGAGGTAAGGCAATAACGCCGCCCGGTGAAAATTGCCCATAATTTGCTTCTCCTATTCCTGAAACTTGAGCGGGATTGATAACTACAAGAGGAGGTGGAGTGGGAATAATAAAAGCATCAAAAGTAGAAGTATCTATAGAGACAGTGAACTGATTGAGAGCAGGTATAGATAGGACATAGCCAGTTAACTGATCTAGTTGTCTCATTCCCCATTGCGGAGGAATAAAAAATTGTACTTCTTGATTGATGACATAATTGTGATTACTAGCTGTTGTCACAGCAGCAGGATTTGCTTGAGTAACAGCTGTAAGATTATTAATAGCAGGTGTATAAGTACCGCTATTGAATAGACCGAGATTATAAGGATTTAAAGGACTTGCCATTTTTTATCCAAAAATAAAGGGAGGTTTCCCTCCCTTATTGATTAAACACCTAACTGAACTGCATCTGGAAATATTGCTCTCCATGCAATGACATCACTTGTCGCATGAATAACAGTAGTTCCATCACCTATTCCTACAATTACTCCTTGACGAGTATTTGGGAGATAAGCTCCTGGAATAGTGATTGCTTTTGGATAAAGTGTATTAGTGTATGTATTTCCTGTAGGTTGAGGAAATAGAGGAGGCGCTTGTACGAATCCATTATTGAAATCACCCATGGCCATTACTTGTGGGAATGTGATCCCCAAAGATGCTTGGGCAGATGTAGGATAAGTGAACGCTCCAAATCCTGTGCTATTGATATTTACTACGAATGTATTAGCATTTGTAATAGATACAATATAAGCCTGTTGTGGGATACCTGTTGAGGTTAATACCCCTAGAGTATCTAACTGAGTTGTTCCCCATACGGGAGTTGTATTTGTCACTCCAGCATTAGGAATTGTGAAAAATACTTCTTGTCCAACAACAAAACTATGGTTTACCGCTGTTGCAATAGTAGTTGTAGTACCAGTTGTGATAGCAGTTATAGGATTGTTAAATGGAACATAAAGATCTGGATAAAGTAGCTTTTTAGCAAAACCTGCTGTCGCCGGAGCTGCAAAACCTGCTGTAGGAATATTTCCAATTGTGAATGTTGTGGTAGATCCTACTGCTGTGATAGTAGTAAGAGTACCCGCAATTTGTAACATTCCTGTAGTGCCATAAAGCAATACTGTGTCACCTACAACAAATCCATGTGGTGCAGAAGTTGTTACAACCCCTGTTGCTGCAACAATACCTGTGATAGTTGCTATAGGACCATATTGGTAAGTTCCAGCACTTACAAAGCTAAAACCACCACTTGTGACGATAACACCTACGTTTGCAGTTGCATTACTTGCAGTAACATATCCTGTTCCTGCAGCATCTTCTGCAAAACCTATAGCTGATATTCCTATATGGTTTGTTGTTGTTGCGTATTTAGTTTTATTCCAAATTTCAATGGTGTCTGGAACCATTGGCAAACTTAGGAACTTAGAAGTTCCTGTAGAGGTAAAAGTACCTCTTATAATTTTACTGTATTGTGCCATGATTTCCTCCTATTAAGATATTTGTGTACAACGTACGTTTCTTAGCCAAGTCTCTTGGAGAATCGCTTGCGCTTGCGCAAATTTAACTCCCAGAGTTCCATTAAGGGCTAAAGGGCCGCTGAAAATAGGTGGGCGATAAAGAAGTTGGCTAGAATAACCATCTTGGTCTATGTGTGCATAGGATTCACGAGCGATTGCCATGTTGTTATAAACATCATTTCCATTCATAGAAGTAGCACGTTGAACGGCTGATTCAGAACTTGTGAAGATTCTGAAGTTAAGCACCGCTCCATATTCGCTATAGATAGTGTCATTTTGGTTAGGGTAGTTCCATGAGCTTGTGAATTTATCTAGCGCATCAAAAGTAGGCTGAATTTCTGTAGAACATAATAAAAAATAAGCGCTACGAATAGGAGCTGTACCAAAGCGATCTTCACCTTGTTTTCCGCTCAAGAATTTGAATGCATTAGCGGTATCCAAAGAAGAGGCCACATTACTTAAATCTCTTGTGGTCAATTCGGTTGGGTTATCTCCATCTACACCACCTTTACAGTTGTAGACAGATGCTGCAGAGAGCAGAAAGTCTCTAAGAATTATATCTTCCGCTTGACGCATAGCAACGCCTAGACGCTCTGTAACCCAACTGAGAACAGGATCCTGATCTTGGATTACAACTTGTTCGTTTAGGATTACGCTTGTGCCATAAAAAGCCATGGCAGCATCTAGAATCTCACGAGTCGCTACTTGTGAAGGAGGTTCTATTCCAGTGTTGCCTAACTGGACAACAGGTGGCTGTAGGGGTACGGGACGCAAGAAGCGCATAGTCGTACCACCATTGCGTGGCATACTATATTTTTCCGCAGGGATGATATAGTTGAAGTTAGGAGTTGGCACGCTCAACATGCCTGGAGCCAATGATTGTAGAATTGGCGCAGGCAAATTGCTTGTAGTTGTAATCGACATATTTTCCTCGATTGTTTACGTTTTACGTCATCTAAATTGCCGACACCGGCAAAATAGTTCACATTTACGTAACGACCAAGGAAGCGCGTTTATCTAGGCGCGAAACCGTTACCTATTGGTTTACGTTGGGCTGCTTTTAGTTTCTCATATGCTTGAACTCTCGAAGCTTTTGAACTTATATCAAAGTCCACAGCTGCAGGAGTGGCAGTGCTAGGAGGGATGTAATAAGGATTTCTAGAGTTTTCCTCTACTTTATCCTTTATGGATGACTTACTATCCTCTCTAGGTGCTTGCTGAAGAGTTTTCAATTTCTTGTAGGTCTTCAGTCTTCTTGCATATTCATCAGGTACTTCTAAAACAGTCTCCAAAAATACAGGATCGACACTTTCAAGATTTACTATGTTGGCTTCATTCATCACTTCGTCATAATCTGAGAATTGAGATTTCAGCCTTGATAGGTAATTTCTTTTTTCTTCCTGTTCTCTTTCCTCTCTTATAGTTTGTCTAGCGATCTCCTTAGCTTCCTTCTTAAGGTTGGCGCTTACTTTGTCAAGTTTTGCTCGTAAACGTTCCGGATCAACAAAGTCTTCCACTCCATCCAAGGGATCGCTCTCTTTGGGTTGAAGGGCTTCTTTTATTTGACTCAGTTCGCTACGCATACTTTCCATTTGCATTTCTGCACGTATACGCGCTTCTCTTTCAGCTTCTCTGGCTGCTTCCAGCCTTCTAAAGTTGATTTCTTTATCGCTAGATACCTCTTGAGATTTCATTTTTTCAGGGTTGGCGGACTCCTGTTGATTAACGCCTTGGTTCATGGATTGCTCCTTACTGTGACGAACAGCTTTTACGTCATAAAAAAAATAATTATTTAACAACTTCATTGACGCATGAAGCGGCGTGATTTATGTTAAATTCAAATTTTAGATATCATTATTGAGGTTATCATGTCAAATTTTTACTTGTCAAAAAATAAAATATGGGAAAATACCGATTTTTGGAGAGAAAATACCGAAGAAAATTATGTTAGGTGTATCCAAGGTTTGATTCAGTCTAAACCCTTTGGAGATAGAAAATTTTATATTTATTCTTTTGTAAAAAGGATAGATGATGCAAGTGGGGCTAAGAAGATGTATCATCAACCTCGTCTGACGCGTCCAGAGCCTCTACCTGGTACGACTTTGATGAAGGTGAACCCGATGTACCCAGAAGAGGCTACGATCATCTGGACGCTTCCTAATCAAGAAAATTTCGGTTTATATCAATCCGGTAAAATGTTTGCTGATCCTTTTGTCCATGAATGTATAGATAAGTTTTTGAAAAATCCTAGAGATCTTATGAAAGCCGATCCTGATGATCTAGATGACAAACAGATACAAGAAATTTATAAGGACATTAGATACAGAAAAAGAGTACAGAGAGAATCAGAAATAGCTAAGAAAAGAATACCTGCTCAATTGCCAATTTAGATATTATCTTGATAAACAGGAGAGTTTTTATGGATTGGATGAAAAAACATGTTGATACACTGATTATCCTATGTGCTCTTTTATGTTCTGGAATTTGGATGAATGGAAGATTTTCAAATTTGGAAAAACATATTGCGGAATTTCAACCAAAATTTTTGGATACTGAACCAGTAGTTCAAGAAAAAGAATCATTTTCGAATAGAGAATTAAAGAAAATAATAAAAACTGTGCTGATCGTGCAAAAATTTTTGGATAATCCGCTATCTGTGAGAGAGGAAAAATAAACAGCCACTTACAATTATCGGTAGTATTTTGATACCGATGTTAGCAGGATTTGGATGGATGGTTCATCATCTAAATAATGTAGATACTCGTTTAGTCAGAGTAGAAACAGTTGTGATTATGCAAAAAATCATGCCGTATGAGTTGGCTGTCAAAGAAGAAAAATCATAAAAAGAGAAAAATAATGCATTTCTGTATCCAATTATTAATCACAATCGGATTTTTAGGTGGTCTGATGTGGACTATAATGAAATTCGCGTTTAGAGATATCCATAAAGAGTTGAAAGATATCCGAAAAGATATCTATGCACTTAAATTATCAATGGAAAAAACAGATGCGAGACATGAAAAATCTGAAGCGAGAACTGATCATCTCTATGAAATTTGCATTGAGATGTTAAAGACTAGGTATAAAGGTTGATGAAATATTCATCTAATCAAATCCCCGATCTATTCAATCGGAGATTTAATTAAACTTACGTGGGGGTTTATCTTTAGGAAGACGGTTTTTTTTATTCATATTATCGGTAAAACCGCCATCTTTTCTACCTACCTGAGCTGGAATACCAGGACCTTGATATTTACCGACACTATCATTATTTCTGTCGTTATAGGGAAGAATGTCTTTTTTACCCTTTGTGATCACGTGGTACCGCTATAGTGTTCTTTTCTGGAGGCATAGCATCGATAGAAGTAGATTTATTTAATCCTACTTTGCCTGCTTCTCCTACTCCACGATATCTTCCGGCAGTTTCTATATTGCGATAGTCAAAAGGTTCATTAAAGAACTTAGGATCTACTAGCTCTGGTTTTTTTATTTCTTTATCCATATTAATGTCTGAATTCAGGTTTAGGCATATTTCTAGAAGTTGCGCTTACACCTTGTTCTTGATCACCGCGTACAGCTTCTTCAGTATCTGGATATTTAAATCCTTTTATCTCTCCAGCTCTTGGCATTTTTTTATGTTCTGCATCTTCTGGGAAAAAGGCTGCTGAGTCTACTTCACCTCTATTCATATCCATTTTACGATCTTTCATTGGCTTCATAATAAGGCACTCCTTACTGGTTGATTTAATTCCATTGTATTAGACGGTTGATTATTTTTCATCAAATTTATCAAGAATTTATTTGATTCTGAAATAGCGCGCGCACTTACTTTTTCTTCATTCTCTGTTTCTTCTTGTAGGAGGCCCAGCCCATAAAGCTGTTTGATTTTTTCTTGCGATTCAAATTCACCATGCGTTTGATAAAGTTCCAGAAGTTTTTGAAGGGCTTCGACTTTGTCTTTGAGCGCGAGAGCGCGATTCCTCGTGATTTCAGAGATTCTTTCTTCGAAGAGTCCAACATTAGATTCTGCTCTTCCATGGCGCTCCCTTGCGAGGGCAAGATTGTCGACCGATCTGGAATGGATTTCTTGCAATTCTGCTTCGAGTTTGGCTTGCTCAATGAGCATTTGTTGTTGCTGGGCTTCAGCGGCTTGCTGCTGCTGGGCTTCGATGGCTTCGATGATTTCATTTTTACCCTGAATTGTTGCTTTAGATATGATAAATTTAGCAGGAATAATCCCTCCTACTACTTCGTTAAGCTGGGTTATCTGTATAAACTCTTGTTGTTGTTGAAGAGTGGTATTAAGACCTTCAGCTACCATCACATCATATTTTGAAAATGTTTTTGCCATAAATTCTGGATTGGCTTCTTTACCCAGAATTCTAGAAATCTTAGCGGCTGACCATTTATTTTGGATAATTTTTTGTTCTAGTTTACCGAGTAATTTTAAAGCTGTATCCCATTGATCAAAATATTTCTGTAGAGTAACTAGACCTGCTCCTTGTCTAAGCATAACTTCGATTCCTGCCTTAGAATCATTTGCCATTCCCAAAAGTTCTTGATTGACTCCCGAAGTTCTGAAGATAAAATCAGCCAGCTGATCAGCGAGCTGCATATCACTAGGAGGAACAGCATTAGGGATAATTTTTTCGACATCGGTAAGCTCAAAGCCTTCTTTAACAATTATATCTTTTCCTTGGCCTGAATAGCGCAAATCTTCTTCATTTACTATGGAATTTTCTTTGCGTTTCCATCCTGAATTTATACTAGATTCACTGATATCATGGTTCAAAATTATGCGGCGATTTAATAAAAATTGGCTGTCGCGCATGTTACGAACTAGTGATCTTACTCTTAAATCATATTGAGCCACGTGTGGGTCATAATTCCAGTAGACAGGAATCAAAGGACACTCGTCAAATCCAAGAGGATTATAATTGAGATACATCATCGATTCGTTGATGACTACCGCCAATTTCCAAGTAGGCACTTGTACTTCGATAATTTCAAAGAAGTTAGCGCTTTTTACTAATTCATCCATATATTTTTCAGAGTCTAAATACTCATAGGCTATGCCATCGTTTTTATTGTAGAGCATTTTTTTCATTCTTTTGCTCTTGTACCAGATATGACTCATGACTAAGAGATCATTACGAGCAAGATTATAGTTCTCTGGAAGAAAATAGAATTTTCCATAGCGATTTCCATATCCAGACATAGTGCGGATAAGATCAGCTTTATCAGGGAAATAATTTATAGCTTCTTGTTTGGAAAGATATTGCTGACACCAGATAAAATTTGCGTCTGAAGCGTCCGGTTCTCTAAAATATGGATCAATCATGAAGCTATTGTAGGGCCATATTTTTAGGTCGAGAGTTCCATTAATTGGATCATCAGTGAAATCCAAATAGGGTTGAACAAGAACAAGGCCGGCCACCGCAGATTGCTCATAAGCTGTAGACATTTTTTCAAGTATCCCACGATAGTTATTTGCATAAGTCACTACTTTGGTTAAATCATCAGAATATTCCTGCTTAGAGTTCTCTAGAGGCAGATAATTAATAGATTTACGATGTTGACGTTGGTAGCCGGTAATCATGTTTACTGGCTGTTGGATCAAATTGAAATGGAAAGTTTGAGAATTATATTGAGGGTAGAAATTGAAGTAGGAGTTTATAAATCTCTGTTCTCCTGCATAAAATAGAGAATCTATATTAGATTGATTCCATCTAGCCTGCTCTAATGGTTCGAATTTTCCATATAGATTATCCATCCAAACTTTGACATTTGATTCGTTTGGCTCAGTATCGGTATCCCATGGCGGAAAGTACATTGGCATAAATAACTCGTTTCCTATCTCGATAATTTATCAATATCATATTCAAATATTTTTTAGATTGCAAAATGTTATAGGATTTTTTTGAAAATAATGATGTTACATGATATTTTTAATGTAGGACTAAAAAAACGAGGTATTATGACAATCCAAGCATACGAACTAGGCGGATCCGGTTTTACAAGCGTTCCAAACCCTCCTATCTTATCCCCACGCAATCCTGCTACTACAGATATAGTCTCTCCCGCTGGAAATCCCTATCAAATTGGTCAATATTGGGAAAATACCACGACAGCTACAGTTTTTTTCTATATTGGCGGTGGTAATTGGGAGCAAGTAGCAAGTCCCACACTCGGGCCTATTGATACTATTACAGGTAACTCGGGTGGCGCCATTGGTCCTACTTTGAGTAATGTAAATATAGTAGGTACTGGATCCATCACAATTGCAGGTGCAGGAAGTACTTTAACAACACAACTTACTGGATTGACTAATCATAATGTTCTAGTGGGCGCAGGTACTGCTACTATTACTGATGTACCCCCTTCTGCGACAGTAGGTGTTGCTTTAGTCTCTACAGGAGCTGCTGCAGATCCGGCTTTTGGAACAGTAGTAGTCGCAGGTGGTGGAACAGGCGCTGTCACTTTGACTGGTGTTTTAACAGGAAATGGAACCTCTGCAGTTACCGCTAATGCTGTCACACAACATGGAGTGCTTCTTGGAGGCGCAGCTAATGCTGTATCTTCATTAGGAGTAGCGGCAACAGGTACCGTACTAGCAGGAGTAACAGGAGCTGATCCTGCATTTACAGGATCTCCAAGTGTTTCTGGAAGTTTAACGGCTGCCACTACTATCACAGCAACTTTAGGAAATATCACAGCAACAAATGGAAATTTTGTTGCATCTACTGCAGGTAGTGGACTTGTTCTTCCTGTTGCTACAGCATCAGGTGGTACACCGCAAACATGTAATGGACGCGTAGGTGCTTGTACATTTACAGGAGTTAGTATTGCATCAGGTGCCACTCAATCATTTGTTATTAATAACACATCTATAACCGGTGCTGGAACTCATATTCTTTATAGCATGGTAGGAGTAACAACTGGTGCGGCATTATCAATTAGTGCGGTTACTAATGGTGCTGGCACCTCAACAATCGTGGTAACTAACGGAACGAGTGCCACAATGGTAACAAGTGTTGCTAATATTACTTTCACTTTCATTGTCTTAGACTAAAGGAAAAAAAATGCCTGCAATTGCTGTACGTGTAGATCCTATTAGAACTTTAGCTTTTGGAGGTATTTCCGGAGCTTACGCACTTGTAGGAACTGCAACTACTCATTTAATGCGTCTCATCCATTTTGTGAATAATACAGATGCAGACATGATGTTCTCTTTTGATGGAACAACAGATAACGTTTTTGTGCCAGCAGGTTCATTCACACTTTATGATTTGCAAACAAACTCTGAGACAAATTTCGATTTCTTTTTACAACTCGGTACACAGCTTTATGTGAAGCAAAATTCCGCCGGTCCTACTAAGGGGGCTGTATATATCATGATGATTTACGGTAAGGGTCAATGAGTCAGTCGGGCATTATTAGCGCTACAAGCAGTAGTCCAAGCATTCCTACCTCATTTGTTACGAATGCGGGTACCGCAGTACCAGTAGCAAACGTTTTAAATGTTTTAGGTTCTGGTGGTATTACTACAACAGGCGTTGGGAATACCGTTACCATTTCTGTTTCTGGTTCAGGACTTACCTGGAGTCTTATTTCAGCAAATCAGGCATTAGTTTCCAATCATGGTTATATCGTTAACGGAGGCGCTGCAATTTCTCTATCATTACCAGCAGCATCAGCTCTTGGAGATATAATAGAAGTGACTTTAGATGGAGCTACAAGTTTTGCTATTACTCAAGGAGCAGGTCAGCAAATAAGACTCGGAAATCAACAAACAACATCTGGTGCTGGTGGAAGTATGACTACTACACAAGCAGGAGACACTATTCGTATGGTGTGTCAAACAGCTAATCTAAAATGGAATGTCCTATCAAGTATGGGCAATTTAACGGTGGTATGAAATGGTTACAAATAACGCAATCAATCTTAATGCTCAAGGCGTTGCTTACTATAATGGTTCTGGAACATTTACAGCTCCTACTATTACCCAACACGCTATTGTAATAGGAGATGCGGCAAATGATATAAAGTCAATTGCAGCTATGACTAATGGACAATTGCCTGTAGGAAGTACAGGCGCTGATCCAGTTCCTGCTACATTAACAGCAGGTACCGGTATTAGTATTATTAATGGCGCGGGCTCTATTACTATAAATGGAACTGGTGGTGGTGTTACATGGAATGATGTTACGGGAACTTCTGCATCTATGGCAGTAAATAATGGCTATCTTTCAGATAACGCAGGTCTTGTCACTTTAACTCTACCAAGTACTGTGCCACAATTTTCAGTAATTGCTGTAGCTGGTTTTGGGGCTGGCGGATGGACGATTGCCCAAAATGCGGGACAATTGATCCACTTCGGATCTACTACTACTACTACAGGGGCTGGAGGATCTTTATCCTCTACAAATAGGTATGATGCTATTTATTTACTTAATGTAGCGGCTAATACAACTTTTGTTGTGCTTAATTCAATTGGAAATATTACGGTGGTATAGATGGCTTTAACTTCTACAACAACTTTTGATATAGTTGGTGCAACTCAGACTATTACATTCAATAATCCCACTCAGGTAGATCAGATAACCTATTCTGGCAATCAAATAATTTTCCAGACTAGTTCTGCATACAATTTAGCTAAAAGTGATTATCTATTGTATTTCAAATACTTGAATGCTTTCAATAATTTATTGCTCTTAAATTTTCCAGTTATTAGTCAAGCATTCTCTATCGCTTGGCCTCTTTGCCAATTCGATATTACAGAATCAAATGTGGGGGTGCAAAAAATTATCTATTCTCAATCGAGTGTAGGAACTGCTGTTATAAATATTAATTATGTTCCTATTGCAAATTCATCGGCTTTTACAGCAAGAGCATCTCCGGTAACGATTTCTCTTCAAGAATTTTTTATGATGGTTTATATGTTATCCCAATACACTAATCAGGTAGGGTTAAATTAATGGTAACAAATAATGCATGGAATTCTCAAAATCCAGCCCAAGTAGCTATGGGTGGAACAGGTGTAGCTTCTAATACTGCTTATACTGTATTATGTGGTGGCACAACAACCACAAATCCTATTCAGTCGATAGCTAGCGTAGGTACTACAGGACAAGTTTTAACAAGTAATGGCGCTGGAGCACTTCCTACATTTCAAGCAGCAGGTGGAGGTTCTGGATTTGTTGTAGGACAAGGAAGAACTATTTCCACAACTGCTACTAGTACTACTACAGGGCTAGACTATACAGGTACCACACCTACTACAGCAAATACTGTTCTTTTATTGTCAGTTACTTATACTCCAACAAGCGCCACTAATGTTTTATATTTTGATTTTTCTGTTCCTTATTCTACTGGAGGAACAAGTAATGGTTTAGGATTATTTTTATTCCAAGGATCTACTTTTTTAGCAGGATTTCCCTATAAGTCTACTACTGCTGTAGGGAATGAAGCGTTTACCGCTACAGGAAGATACTATAAAGTATCTGGAACGACTTCTTCGACTACTTATGCAATTTATTATGTTTCTTCAGTAAATGGAGTCACTGTATATGCTTGCTCGGATCAAGGCACAAACTTCTATAATAGCGCTACAGCTGTCGCTATGAATTTCACGGTAACAGAAGTTCTTCCATAATTTAGAAAAAAAATGTTGTACATTTACCGTAACTTTCGTAATTTCTTTACGTAGTTTAAACCCCTATGAGGAGACTATGAAAAAATTGTTGTTACTTATACCTCTTATTTTTTTAAATTTTATACATGCAACAGAAAGCTGTTTTGATTCGTATATATTTAAAAAAGAGATAGAAGCAAAAATTAAATGTGATCGTCATGATCACTCTAATCACATAAAGTTTGAAACTTCGCTTCGAGGGTTCTTTGAGAATACCGATTCGTGGATAGATTCTAAGGTAAAATTATCTGTGAAAGATAGTGAGCAGTATTCCAGGCCCCATAAATTTGAAGTCGATAGATTAGTTGCAGGATATGTTCTGCATGACAATGAGGATTCAATTTTTTATGTAGAAGCTGGGAGAGCCAAACTGGATTATTTATTCAATTCCAAACTTCAGTTTAATAGCTATATCCACGGATTTCATCAATCTTTTTCGAAAGGAAATTTGACTATCCATGCCGCTCAGAATATTCCTAACGGTTATTTTGACTATTATGGATTTGTTGCAGAGGCATCTTACAAGAATATAGCTAATATCCCTCTGACATTATCTTACACATTAACCGATTGGATATGTGAAAATGACTATGTCATCTCTCAAATATCTTTCAATTATTTTTTGGGAACACTATGGAATAAGTCTATAAATAGCTATGGAGCTTTTTTGAGAAACCATAAGATGTCTGACCATTGTAATGGTGGGTATATAGGTACTTCTATAGGATGTCTTAAGCAAACTAATGATTGGATGTTAGATATCAATTATCAGTATACACAATGCTATACTGTTCCTATATTCGACTACAATGGGATATGGAGTAGGGGAGTCGAGATGAAAGCTGGTTTTGCATTTAATGAGAATTTATCTCTTCAGACGAAATTAGCATTTGCTGATATTAACCGTTTCGAGCTCTCAACAGTGTTCAAATGGTAAAAAACTAGGATAAAAATTTTGTGCTGTCATAAAATATATAAAAATGTATATTGAGGACGTACAGTTTTTTTTCATAGGGAGAAACTATCCTTCCTATATCTTGGGGCCCCTCTCGCGAGGGGCTTTTTTATTTATCTAGGATATTTTTCAGATAAAGCGTCTGTAAGTCGCATATATTGCATATAAGTGATTTCGTTTTTTTCTCTTTTTTGCTCAATTTTTTCTTTCTCTTTTGCATGAAGTTGATTCATTTTTTGATTCACATCGTGATTTAGTGCTATGAATCCATTTAATAATTCTTTATCTTTCTCTTCAAAATAAGGGATATCCTGCCGTAATATTTTTCTAAGATTTATACATACTTTGTATGTGAATTCATCATCTTCAATCAGATGTTTTTCACTTAATATTTCTTTTGTGATAGGGTCTTTACCATTTTCTTTGATATATTTCACAATTTCTTTTCTCTCATATATCTGTCCGCTAGGCGTTCTGACTGCTTCTATGACAGGTCTTCTGGTTATTCCGCAGAATTTACCTTTTAATTCTGGAATCGCATTTAAAAATATTTGAATTTCTGCACTAAAATCTCTTCCTTTCTCAGTTTTACTCCATTTATCATATTCATTTTCCAAACGTGTAACACCTACAGCAAAACCTGCAATTCCCCCTACAGCAGCGCCTATTCCTCCTCCTATTCCAATGCCAGGAAGAATTCCAGGAGGACCTCCTACACATCCTCCAACAATTCCTCCAGCTGTTCCCCCTATGAAAGCTCCTGTAGCAGCTCCCTTAAGAATAGGGCAAGCAACAGTTGAAACAACTTTTTTAGGATCTTCTAAAGTGAAAGTAATTCGACTTCTTTTCATATTTTTATAACTGGTTTTATACTCTTTAAAAAGTACTTCGTCATAAAATTTGTGCCTTGTGTCTTTTATGGCTTGATCACTTAACATATTATTTGAATTAGATACTGACATAAACCTCCTACGGAAAAAATGATGGACATATTGAAAATTGAATCGCAACGATTCCTGCAATTACCAATGCAATAGCCGCTAACAAACCCAGAGTTTTTATAAGATCATCCCGAAATTTAATATTCTCTTCGGCAATTCGAGCGTTTGTTTTAGCGATTTCTAGGTCTTTGTCAGCTTTTTGAGATGTTGTACATTGTTGAAGATATTCGCGATCTTGTTTTAGTTGCTCTGTTCTAGCGGCAATCTCTCTTTCTACGTGATGAGTGACTAAAGAAGTTGCTTTTACACGACCTAATATTCTTTTATCATAAGGACTTTGTCTATAAATGGCCATATTAGAATCTTTTTCCATTTCCCATAGCTGAAAATTTTGGGCTATTATATTTCTATTATTTACTACGAAGCTAAATACTTTTATGTAAGGTGGATTAAATTCGAATCTTTCATCTGTGGGCAATCCTCTCGTATTTGAGTAATGGAGAGGGACCTGTCCAATACCGGTGGTGGTTATACTCATCTTAATAGGTCCTTAAAAAATTAGATAATAAGCTGCAAAACACAAAGCTACAACTGCTATTATAATGGCAATAGCAGTAAGCAGTTTGGGAAGCACTATGGGACATACCTCGCGAGTAATATAAGTAATAATTATTCCAGCATACTCAGTTCTTGTCATAAATTTTGAGCTATCAATAATATAATATTGAGTACCACCATTTAACTGGGTTGAATTAGCTATTGATTCAGGAT